AATCCGTGACTAGCCGTATCAAACTCGCCATAAATTAAAGGATTAGCCGTATTACTATTAGAAATGTATAAACGATTTCCAACGGTTTCACTATATCCTGCTTGGTATCCAATGAATACACTACTTGCTCCTGTTACATTTGAGTAACCTGCTTCATATCCTAATGCTGTATTGTAACTTGCGGTTGTATTATACAGTCCAAACGCACCACACGCCATATTTTTAATACCAGTTTGATTAGAATATAAGGCATTGTCACCAATCGCTCCGTTATTAGTTGCTGTAGTATTCCCTTTTGCTGCTTGATATCCTATTGCTAAATTACCACTTGCTGTATTATAATAAAGAGCTTGATACCCTATTGCGATATTTGGAGTTCCTGTAGAATTTGTATATAAAGCATTTGCTCCTATTGCTATATTATAAGAAGCTGTTGAACTATTATATGATGCCCGATATCCTAGTGCTGTATTATAGTCCCCCGTAGTAGAAACATATAATGTTCTATAACCAATCGCGGTATTATAGTTATTTCCAGCGGTAGAGGTATTTCCTTTCATTGCTTCTTCCCCTATTGCTATATTATATATACCTTGTAGGTATAGCCCAGAATAATATCCCATCACTATATTACTAGCTGCCGCAGTAGAAAAGCGAAGACTTACATATCCAATCGCCACATTATTATTACCATTATTAATCTGAGCAGTAGCAGTACCCATATAAAAATTATTTCTTCCTGTTATATTTCCAGAGCCTGCATTCTCTCCAATAAATATATTGCCCTGTCCTGTTGTTGTATTTGTACCCGCATTAGGACCTATTCCTATATTTCTAGCTGCTGTACTGCATTTTAATGCTTGATAGCCTATTCCAATACAACCAGTATTTGTATTAAGATTTAAAGCCTTATAGCCTATTGCTACGTTTTGACTTCCTGCATTTGTATATCCCGCATAATTCCCTAGAAATACATTGTAATCCCCACTTACATTAGAGTATCCTGCTCGGTATCCTAAAGCTAAATTATCCTTCCCATCTGTCAAAGAATAAAGGACTTCGTATCCTATTGCTACTGTTCTTGGAGCAGAAGTAACTCCATTGGCTACCCCTTCACCCATAAATACATTATAACTTCCGGATGCCCCAACCGCTCCCGTTACCCCCATATAAATATTATGTAATGTACTGTCTTGGCTTATAAGATGAGCAGCATTCTGTTTATAGAAACCATTTGTATCTACATTTCTAGTAACGTTTACGGGTTTCACATCTGTTCCATCGTCAGTCCAAATCGCAGACGCTGATGTTCCTGAATAACCACTTATATTTGTAGTTGTAATTAATTCTGTTACCCCTGAATTCTGTCTATACCACGCTCTATCATCTTCAATATTTATAGCAAATTGTCCTTTATAAATATTTGTTCTATCACCAGAACCATCAGTCATAAAATAATCTGTCGCAGCAGAACTGGCTACTTCACCAGTATTTCTTAACACATTATTAACTTTTTCTATATTATTTTTGTCCTCTAATCTTGACATGTTTTAATTGTTTATTTTTATTTGGTGCTTTTCAATTATACTGCAACTGGAACTAATGTTCCACCACTCAATATAATATTATATCTTGCTCCAGAATATGCATCCTTCATTATAAATGATGTTTCGCTTTGTTCATCAATCTCGATTTTTTCTACATATGTTGTAAATTGCGCTCGACTTTCAATACCATTTCCACCTAAAACTACTGAACCCTCATGAGTAGCAGAATTATTCTTACCACCTAAAATTACTGAATAATCACCTGTGGCTCCTGAAACATAATCTGTGGTGTTTTCTCTTGTGCTGTGATTAAATGATGAAACACCAGAAGCAATTATTTTATTTATTGAACCATAACCGTATCCTCCAGTGTGAGACCCATCTCCACTTGCTTCTGTTACGGCTCCTTCTGCGTGGGAATATCGTCCAGTTGCTTCTGTTAAGGCTCCTTCTGCATGTGAATAATGCCCACTTGCGACTGATTTATCTCCTTCTGTGTGTGAAGCGTAGCCTGTTGAGATTGTACCGGTCCCTTCTGCGTGTGAATAATTACCACTTGCTTCCGTTTCAACTCCTTCTGCGTGGGAATATAACCCTGAGGAAACACAACCATTTCCCCCTAAAACTGATGAACCTTCACCTGTTGCTGAATTGTTTTTACCACCTAAAATTGCTGAATAATCTCCTGTGGCTCCTGAAACATCTGGAGTTGTATTTTCTCTGTGAGAATGATTAAATGCAACTTCTCCTGACGCTTCTAATTCATATGTATTAACACCTGCTCCTCCTGTATGAGAGTATTTACCAGTAGCAATAGTATAAAATCCTTGTGCATGAGAACTTTGTCCGCTTGCTGTTGTTAATTCTCCTTCTGCATGAGAATAATAACCAGAAGCAATCGTGTCCCTATTTTGAGCGTGTGAAACTTCACCACATGCAGTTGAGCCTTGACCCTCAGCATGACTATAATGTTGTGATGCAGTTGTCTCTTTTCCTTCAGCGTGTGAATATGAAGCACTTGCTACACAACTATCACCTTCAGCGTGTGCTCCATTGCTGCTTGCTATTGTATCAATTCCTTCGGCATGCGTATAATCATCATCTGCTACACAATTTTTCCCAAAAACTGATGAATAAACACCTGTAACTCCTGCTCTTGTTCCAACAGTTATCGCATTTTTATGATTATCAAAAACAAAATTTGTTGTTCCTGTTTGTGTGCCACTATTATTATATTGGACGGTTTTGTCAGAACCTCCAACAGATGTAGAACCTGATGAATATCCATCATAAACTGCCTTCGCAGTTGGTATTTCATTATTTGTAGAACTAGCATCAACAACACTTGTTAATCCAGTTATAATTATCCCAGCAGTATATGTAGAACCACTTTCAATTTCAAAATTGTTTATTCTCATTTTATTTATATTTTATTTTTTATATTAAAAACTTGCCTTAAAAGTCCAAACCCCAGCAATCCTCTTTTGTATTTCCAAATCACCAGAAACATTTATGAACTGTCTATAACTTCCATTTGTTGTAGGACTTCCTGTATAAACATATGATGTTGAAGACATTTCAAAATCACCTGAAAGTTCTATACACCCACCATCTCTGATACCATTTGTTTGTAAGTCTCCGATAACATTTAAATCATTTGTGAATGTCTTTTCCCCTGTCACAGTTTGTGTCGTATCAACCGTTACAAAACTATATGTTGACCCAGTAGAATATACTAAACTATTAACATAATAATAAATTGCCTCACTTGTCGCTAATGTCTGATTATTAACAGTTGTGAAACCAGTGTCAGTCATAATTTCATTAATCGTAACATCTGTTGTTAATCCACTAAATTCTAATGTAGGTGTAATAACAACACCAGAATTAAAAATCGCACCATCAGCAAATGTTATTGAACTGTTAATTGTTTGTACCGCATCATTAACAACATAAGTTGTAGAACCATCAAACAATTCTAAACCAGTTAAACCAGAATTAACCCTCAATAAATCATATGCCGTAGAATATGAAGCAGGCGTATCATCTAAACTTGTGAAATCATTTTGAATTTCTTTTAAAGTAAAACCTGAACCAGAAGCATCAACAACCAACGAATAATCTGTTTGTCCTGTATTAACAACACCACCATAATAATCTGTTTGTGATTGAATTGAATTCGTGTTTGTTAATCCAGTCGTCCATTCCAAACCTGTAGCACTTGAATTTGAAATCAAATATCCACCTGGTGTATAAGTCGCAGGAGTGTCCGACAAATCTATGAAATCAGTAGTCATACCAGAATATCCAATAAGATGTATTCCAACATCATCTCTAAACCATTTTTTACTATCGGCAGTATTCATAAACTCCTCCCCAACCATTATATCCGTTGAAGCCCAAGTTTTATCAGGTTTTGTTAAACTCGTAACACCTGAATTAGGAATTGTAGGCACAACCCCGGATGTTGTACTTCTTCTTATCAAATTTCTTCTGTTGCTAATATTTGTAGCCATTTTATTTTAATTTATTTTTTATTATATTTCACCACCATCTTCTATTTCCCATACATTTATATCAAAATCATCAGTTCCGTTTTCACCTCCATCATTTATTTGAAACTTATCAAACTTATATGGATTATAAACACCATCAACCTCAATTAATCCACCATCTATTATACCATTTGATGAAATTATACCATCTTTTATCTTCAAATCCCCTATATATGTTACATCACTTTCATCAATATCAACATTATCTGTATTGATAACCGTTACTTTATTCAAACCACTATCAATATTCACATTATCCGAGTTAATTAAAACTGATTTTGAACCTACTAATGCGTCATTTACACCAATTAAAGCACTTCTTTCATTAACATTATTACCATCCCCTATGATTATAGAGAAATCTGTATTGTCTATATTACCATTTCCAACTATTAAACCATTTCCATTAACTTCTTTTATATTATTAAAGCCTTGAATTAAAGATGCATGACCTGGTTTGATTGGCGTTCCTGTTCCTGTTTCATATTCATCATAATCAATTTCTATTCCATCTATTACTTTTAACAATTCAACCTTTGTTAATCTATCGCCTTCTGGATTGAAATCTATAATTTTATTTATAGTAAAATATGTTCCGTTTATTAATATGTTGTCTGCTAATGATAAATCATTTATATCATTTATATCTAATTTAAAATAAGCACTCATAATTCTACTATCTTTGTCAATCATTTGTGAGAACTGGTTTTTATAATATAAGTTCCATAAGTTTCTTTTATTAACCGTTCCACTTGGAGTAGGGGAAAACATAAGTTGCCATAAATTATTCGTAACCAATTTTGTATCAAAGTTTATATCAAATGTAGAACTATCATCTTGTTTAAAAGGATTTGACGTATGTCCTGCATATGGATATTTGTAATTCCAATCAGTTCCGTTTGTTAATGTATGCAGTTTATTATTATTAAACATCCACGTATTTCCACTATTCTCATTATCGTTTATATCAATAGAATTATAAACCAATATTCTTGGGGTCCATGTAGTTTTATATTCATATGAAACAGGGTCTGCTGGATAATCACAATCCCACATTCTACTTGTAACATATTGTGTTAATCCAGAAACTCCTTTTTCGCCCCAAGTGTCTCTTAAAACAGTAGAAGCAAACACATTCAATTTTGTAGATTTTTCACCAGTTGCGAAATCACTATCAATAATCATCCTCTTTCCTCCATAACCAACTTCATTAGGGTCAAAATTTTCATTATATAAATTTGATGTGTAATCTGACCCTCTTTTATATTCAAACTTATTGATATACTTTTGTAAATCTTTTGGACTTGTCATTTCAATATCACTTCCAATATCTAATTTTGTAGTCCAATCTTGTGTTGTTCCTCCACTATAATAAGCCTCTCTTGAATTAATTAATAGATTTTTATTATCAGTAGCATCAACATCAATATAAAGATTAAACATAGTAATTATATCTTTTAAGAAATCTTTTACCTTAACATCTTTTGGGGCTAAATGATTTCCATCTACTTCACAATCTTCACCATAACCATATTCATAAACTGAAACTGATTGAACATCTGCAACAAAATCAGATAATATGTGTAATGGTATAAACTTGAAATATAATTGGTCTCCAATTTCACAATTTTCAAAAGTATATTCTTTTGTTTCTGTTCCTGTTGCTGTATTGTGTTGTGCTATTTTTATTGTTTCTTCGGGCGAAGTTACTACACCCCCAATTGTCCAAACATTTGGTATCTTCCACTTACACTCATAACCATAACTCCCTGAAGAATATTCACAATCCGATTGATTAACTTTACCAGCAAAAACTAATAAGTTTTTTTGAGTGGTATTCGAGGCAGAAGGAGTAACATTATATACTTTATATGTTACACTTATTCTATATTTCCCGTTCTTTCTAACTAAATATGTTCCTGGTATATGGTTTTGGTGCCTTTGATAATTGTTAGGATTTGATGTGTGGGCTTCTCCTAATAATGTGGTTCCATAAACATCACTTATATTACTATTTTTATAAGGTCCATAATTAAACCTTCTATATCTTTCTAAATTATTTCCATAAATATCTGTTCCCTCATTAATCCATATTGATGTGTATGGTGCAGGCGCATTATAATAAGAAGGAATACCATCTTTATCTGCTCTCATCCAATTATTATTATAATGTCCTAATATGGTTGAACCAGCCATATTGGTTTGTCCATCATAACATGAATGACTTGTTATATTACTTGACCCTGCAAAATCAGCCTTAGTAACCAAATACCACTGAGCCAATAATTCTACATCATTCACAAAAGGCAACACCAACTTCTTAAAATCAACACTATCAAATAATTCACTTGTATATGTATATTCATATTGACTGAATATCTTATCTATTAAATATTTAACCCCAATAGCAGGCAACATATCATGCGTTGTTATTCCCACAGAAGGACTATCATCTGTTGATTTACCAACACAACCACCAATAGAACCATTTTTAGAACCATAATCAATCCACGGATATGTATATCCTGTGTTTCCTGAAACAGGAAATGCTGATTGGTCCAATATATGTTGATAATTTACTGTGTGTGTAATATCACTACAATCTAAATCTTCTAATTTGTCTTCACCAATATCTAAAAACAAATTCAACTGGTCTCCAAAGAAACCAATTTCATATGTAATTTTATCATCTGTTAATATAATGTTATCTAAACTAATAAAACCTTCAACAAATGATATACTATTTTTAGAAATCATTGATTGACATTTAGTGTTTATGTTATATGAATTATCCTCATTTATATTAAATATATATCTAAAAAACTTATTGTTTTTACTCGTTCCAGGTATTCTTATTGTCTTTGAAAAAGTTCCCTTTCTTGCGGCATAATTTCTTATATCAACTATTGAAAAGTTTAAAGCAATTTGTGTTTCTTCAAACAAATCTAAACTTGAATAATTTACATCCTCTATTAACAAATCACTAACACTATATTTAGTCTGTGTTTCCGAAGCAGAACCAAAAGATGTTATAATAGATGTTAAAATCAATTCACTACCATTAATTACATCTGTAACAAATGAATATTCTCCATCACCACTATAATTTACACTTGTAAAGTCGCCACATTTTATTGATAAATATCCAGAAACATAATTACTTATCTTAAATGAAATCTTATATCGATTTCCACTGATTAATAAACCATCCTTTCTTAATGAACCAAAACCATTTATATTAGCCTTAACTAAACCATCTTCATCGGCATCTGAAAAACTCCAAACATCATCATAACTCCAATCATTGAAATTAAACCAATCTATTTTAGTTCTATATTTTAATAACAACTCAGTCATATTTTAATTATATTTTTTGTTTGATAATCTTATAGATAGTTGATGTTGTTTCAAACCATTTCTATCTGTGTCTATTACTTTTGATGTTGTTAAACTAATCACTGGAAACCAAGACCCTGATATATTAGCAAACACCTCTTTACTAAACCATAAATCTCTAAACTCCGAAAGTTCTTCATCTGTAATCCAATCGGTATTTAATAAATATTGTGTTTCTATATCTTGATTAAAAACACTTTCACCTCTATTATAATCATTATGACCCATTTCATATGTTGTTAGTGTGTCTCTTACCTTTCTATATGTTGAAGGGTTCGTCGCTTCCGTTTTAGTCATATTCTTTCTAAATGTATAAAAATCAAATCCACCTAATTCATTCTCCCATTGAAGTTGTATATTCGTTTGGTAAGGACATAAACTTGAAACCTCAAAATGCTGCGCTTCACTCGTTGTTAAATATGGAGTTGTATATGTATAAAAACTATATTTGTCGCCTTCAACCAATATATTATTAACCGCAGTCTCAACCAATTCAGGAGTATAAACCCCAGCAACAGTTGTTCCTATAAGAACCCAATATCTTGAATTAATCGTTTCAGGATTACACGGATATTCTAATAGATATTTTTGTAGGTTTTCTAAAGTTGAATTGTTCTCATCCAAACCTAAACTCGTTTCAGTATAATATGGATTAACATCAACACTTGTATAATGATATGTGTTTCCATCAGCCTTTAATATTTCTAATTTGATTTGATATACTCTTGATTGAATTGAATTAATTTCACCAGCAATAAACCTCAATGTTCCATATTCACCAGTCAATGCGAACTTTCGTCTTGTAACCCATTTAGTTAAAAACTCACCATCTCCATCCATCATATAATCTGTATAATCAAAATCTTCACAACTATTTTTAATAGCAACCGTTTTTGTATAATCTTCACTATCAGGAACAGAAATGTCTTTACTAAATTCATCAACTACAACTCTATAATTTAATATAGAATTAGGACAAGTCGTGAAATTTGAAATTGTTGGTTGAAAATCTAAACCATATAAATTGTTGATATATGAATTAGGGTCATAAACTCCAACACCACCTGAAATATATGGTGGGTTCTTTGTTGTTGAAATCAAACCATCAACCGTATATAATTTGAACTTATACTTGAAATCGCTATAAGTATATTCATCACTTGTCGCAGTATAATATACTGGATAGATTGATTGATTAATCTTTTCTCCTGGTTGTTGTCTTTTTGTTAAACTCATTTTTTATTTATCTCTTTTTATTTTAACATAATAGCATTTACATCCTTTATGAACTTTACCTGGTATCAAATTACTATAACCTTGATGCGACCAATTCTCTGTTAGTTCAACTTCTTTACCATTTAAACCAGCACAAAAATCACAAGGTCCTACATCACTTGATTGGTTCATCCATTTCTTAACATATTTAAACTTTGTCTTATATTGTGTTAATGTGTTCTTTATATCATCTTCAACACCACCTTCAATTAAAGACTTTTGATTATCAGTCATTCCTTTTTGATTTGCTCTCCAAGTTTTGATATACTTTTTTAACTCTTTTGGTAATTCTGGGTTTACTGTATCTTTAACCGTCTTCAACTCACTTTCAATCTTACCAATCTTATCAACATCAGTTAATTTAGAATTAGAAGTAATAGCCTTTATCTTCTTTTCAAAATCTAATGTGTCGTTTAATTTAATTAATTTTTTATATAGTCTATTCATTATTTCTTAAATATTTTTTCGTCAATCAAATCATATAAGTATTCTGATAAATCTAACTTATTAATCATTCTCGCTATATCACTATCTTCTGGTATATAAGGATGTGCCTTAGTTCCATATTTTTTTATACTCATCGCAACAGCCCATGGATTAATTCCCTTTCTTTCAGCCCAACTCCTTATAGCATCTACTGGAGGCATATGAGGCTTTGTTCCATCATTAACAAACTCACCATAATCTTCATCATTATAAATCTCTAATGTAGCAACACCATTCTTTTCTGTAACATCAATTGTGAAACTGGTTTTTAATTTACCACTATCACTTGATATATGGTCACCCATATATTTGACTATTTCTGTTCCTAATGCTTCTAACGATTTAATCATTACATTCATTTATCATTTGTGTTTCTTTTTTCTATTATAATTTTTCTTTGACTTGTGAACCTTCTTAATTTGTTTCCAACCATTATCAAAATCTAATTCTCGCATCGCTTTGCGTATCGCCTTTAACACTGATTGTTTATCTGGTTTCATGTCTATGTTATATTTTCTGGAACAGCACATAAGTTTAATCTGTTCTCCAATTCAATCTCTATACCGAAAACCCAACCTGCAGTATAGTCATCAAACTTGGCTTCAAATGGTTCAGCATTTATTCCTTCTTCATTTATCATCCATTCATAAGTCTCCTCGTTGTCCCAAAATTTAGAAACAACATCATTACCAATTAATAATGTATCATTCATTACATCTAATAAGTTCGTCTTGTCTTGTTTTACTAAATCAAAAATATACATATCAAAACTTAATGTCATTAAATTTCTATCAATAACTGAACCAGTTGGTTGTAAAAACATCATAACGAAATCATGTTCCTTTGTAGTAATTTCAGATAACTGACCCCAACCAAACTCTTTTATTTGATTGTGATTATTACAAAACTCCTCTAAATCTTTTAATACATTCTTAAATGTTCTTATCATTATAGTCTTTTATTTTTTTCGTTTATTATATCAATCTTCTCTTTATTATAAGATAACCAATTCATTACTTCTATTAAAGGGCGTTTAGTCACTTCATCTATTCTGAAAATCTGACCATCACATAATTCAAATATAGTTCCTAACCAACCCCACCTTTCAAAACCATTGTCCTCTTCATCGTCTGCGTCCGCAATTTCCGCAGTGTCTTTTACACTGAAAAGGTTTTCATATTCTCTAAAAATCCATTTGCGGAATTCAAAAAAAAACTTGAACTATTTAACAATTGTTTAACATTCATTTTTTCAAAGAATATATCTGCTCTTATTGAAGCAGTTTCAGTGTCATATTTTTCAATCATATAGATACCATCTTCCTCCTGAATAACTGGACGCATTAACACAGCAACTATATTGTGGAAATTGTTATCCATATCTTTTACAAAAAAATCTAAATCAACATACTCACCTAAACTTAACTTCTTCATATCTTTTACAATTCCATATTTGATACCGTCTATATCAATTGTCTTCTCTATACCATTCTCAATCTCTTTTCCTAACCAACCCATGTCAAACTGATTTAAGTCTTCAAGTTGTACTTGATATAAAGTCTTTAAGTCTATATCACTCAATATACTTATAACCTTTATTAATTTCCTGGTGCCTTCTTCACCTTCTAAATTCATTATTTCAATATACTTTTTAATTGATACTTCTTCCCAAGAGTTAGGCATTTCATAAACCTTGTTTTCAATTTTTAATTCTATCATATTTTCTTTTAATTCTTTTTTCCAATCTATTATATAGATTTTATCAATTCTGTTTTTATTAGAAACTTCTAAATGAAATAGAAGGTCCAGTTTTCTTTACTCCTAATTTTAATAAAGCAATATATCTTAATGCGTCTAATGCGTGGTTCCATCCATCAACAGGAACATTCATAAACTCACCCTTTATCCTGTCTTCCTTCCATGTATAATTCGTAATTTCATCTTGTATGTTTCTACCATTAATCATCATCTTATAGTTTTGTAATATATCAATTCCTTTTAATATACTATCTTTACCCTTCTTACTTGGCGTTACATAGAAACCCTCTCTCTTTATTTCCTCTATTGATTTAGGTTCAGCACTATCAGCAATGATTTCACAATCTCTATTAATTTTTAATTCCCTTAACTTCTTACAAATATCTTGATTAGTTAAACCTCTTTCATATATCAATTCCTCAATATACAAATCACCACCTTTTATTCCAACCTTTATTAATGAAGTCGGGTCATTCGTGAAACCAAAATCTAAACCATACCAAACCTTCTCAATATCAGGGAAACTTTCAACCGATTTCCAATTTGTATATACAGCACCTCTAACTTCACCATATTCTCCTTTACCAAAAACTAACCATTTGTTGTGATTGGTTTCTTTCCAACTCTCATATAATTTAACCTGCTTCTTACCTAAAAAAGGATTGTCCTTATATGTAGATATAAACACATCTACTCCTCCTGGTAATGTAGTAGTTTCTAATTCACGAACCCAACTGAATGGTGAGGTGGGATTGAAATCTAATATAATCTTATTAAAGGGTTTAGTATCAGGTAATCTCATCTGTGCCTGTTCAAAGAAGTTCTTCTTGATGTGTGTAGCTTCATTGAACCAGAATATATCAGCAGTTAATCCAAACCACTTACTATCTTTATCACACTGAACTATTCTTATAACAGACCCATTAGAATATTTATATGTGAAATCACTCTTATTTATTCTACACGAATTTGTAATTCCAAACCTTTCAATCCATTCATCTAAATCTTTTATTAGATTTCCTTTAGCAGATGATAAGGTTTCAACACCTATAACTATATGAAGTTTTTTCTCTTTCATCATCATAGTTAAAAGATACTGAATAATTGATATGGTTTTACCTGAACGTGTTGAACCTCTAAACATTACATAACGCTTCGTAGATTTGAGTAATTGATAATATTGTGTTAATACCTTTATACTTTTATTCTGGCTCATCTGTGTCTCCTTCACCTAATAAATCTGGACTTATATATGGTTCTATTGATATGGTGGTTTTGTGATTACCCTCTATTTCAAACCTTTCTGAATAACCTCTGTTCTTTGCTTTAGTCTTTAAATAGAAAATAGCAGAGGCTATATTACCATCTCTTATATGGTCGTATAATTTACTCTCAACAAAATCTATTGCCTCTTCGGTGATTTCATCAACACGGGTCTGAAACACCTCGTCTTCTTTACAATATTTATAAAATGTTACCCTTGATATATTAGCCTTATTACATGCTGTTGTGACAATACCTAAACTAACCTTCAACGCTTTAAGTAATCGTTCCTTTCTTTTCTTTTTAGTTTCATATTTTTTTGTTCCCATAATTTGTTTCTTTTTATTGTGTTAATCATGTAAAGTGATACTTTAACTAACTATTTATGTTTATCATAATATTCTTTTAATCTTTTATGTAAATGTTGAACGCAACTTTTACATCTCCAATCATAACTGACTTTTGATTGTGGGTATAACCACTTATACCAATTACTCATCTTTTCTATGTCATTTTTGTTAGCAGAAATCCTTGAACCTAAACCTTCCATAAATTTCATTAATTCTATGTGAGGAGTTTCTACAATCTCTAAAACAATTTCTTGTTCTATATTAGCCTTATTACATGCTGTTGTGACAATACCTAAACTAACCTTCAACGCTTTAAGTAATCGTTCCTTTCTTTTCTTTTTAGTTTCAT